AATTATAGGCTCACAAATTATAGGAGCATTTTTATAATGGCAGGATTAACAATAAGCGTAGAGCCAACCCAAGAGCCAGTCACACTACAAGAAGTCAAAGAATACTTACGAGTAGATGATTCTACTGATGAAAGAATCATAAGACCTTTTATTGAAACAGCTAGAAGGTTTTGTGAAGAACATACTGGTAGAGCCTTAATGACTCAAACACTTATTTTATACCTAGATGCTTTTCAAGATGTTTATGACCCTTTATGGGAAGGCATGAGAACTGGTCCATACTTAAATTATTATAAAAACTATGTCGTATTGCCACGATCTCCAGTTGCTTCTGTAACCCATGTGAAGACTTATGATGATGCAGATACAGCAACTACAATGGCTGCTTCAGAATACTATGTAGACAATGCTAGAGAACCAGCAAGAATAGTTTTAAGAACAGGAACTACATTTCCTACAGCACTAAGAGTAGCCAATGCTATAGAAGTAAAATACATAGCAGGTTACACATCACAATACAGTATTCCTGAACCATTAAGATTAGGCATACTACAACACATAGCTTTTCTTTATGAGCATAGAGGAGATATGTATGATGCTAAATTACCTTATCCACCAATGTTAAGGTCTTTGTATTCACCCTATGTTGTTCATAAAGGATTAGGCTCATCTTCCTTAATGGCATTAGGTTAAAATGGCTAACAGTATCGGCAAGATGCGATATAGGGTTAAGGTAGAAAACGCTACTAATACTCGTGATGCAGGTGGTGGTCTATCACAAGCATATTCACCAGTTACTTTTATTTACGCCAATATTAAGCCCACAAATGCCAATAGCACATATAGGCAAGGGATAGTACAAGAAAAGGTCACACACGAGGTTACAATTCGTTATATGAAGAATATATCTACAAACAGTAGGGTAACTTATGGTAGTCGTAATTTTAATATCAAAGGCATAGTTAATGTTGATGAAAGAGACAGATACTTAAAGTTATTGTGTGAAGAAGGCGTAGCAATATGAGTATTGATTTAAAAATAGAAAACTTAGGTGCATTTAATAAAAAGCTAAATAAACATTTAAAAGATAATAAAATTAAACAATATGTCACTAGAGCTACAAGGCTTGTACAAAACACAGCTAAAGAAAGCATTATGAAAGGTGGCACAGGTATTGAATATAAAAAATATGAGCCTACAAGAAATCATAGAGCATCAGCACCAAATGAACCACCTGCAAGTGATACTGGTTTTTTAGTAAGTCAAATAACCATGCAAGTGAAAACATTTGCAAATGGTAGTGTTGAAGGAAGCATTATTTCAGCAGCACCATATTCCAAAGCATTAGAGTTTGGTACTACAAACATGACTGAAAGACCATTTATGCAACCAGCGTTAGAAAAAAACAAAAGAAAAATAGAAAACATGTTTAAAAAAGGTGTACTTAAATGAGCATAGGTCAATTTGCATTACAAAGTTCTATATATTCAGCACTAAATGTAAGTGCCATAACATCTACTTTATCTTGTGGTGTTTATGATGAAGTTATAGAAGGTAATACCTATCCTTTTATTACGCTTGGAGAAGAAACAGCTATTGATTACAGCACCAAAGATCTCACAGGTGGAGAGTACACAATTAATATTCATATTTGGTCACAATACAAAGGTTCTAAAGAAACTAAACAAATAATGGACAAGGTACACGATTTATTGCATGATATAGACTTAACTGTCACAGGTTTCAATCTGATTAACCTTAGATTTGAATATAGTGATATAATGAGAGACCCAGATGGTGTTACTAGACATGGAGTCATGAGATTCCGAGCAATAATATTAGGAACAAACTAATTTATTTATAGGAGATAAAAATGGCAGCACAAAAAGGTTTAGATGTCTTAATGAAAATTGACATCAGTGGAACTAAAACTACTATTGGTGGTTTAAGGTCTACATCAATAACACTTAACGATGAATCAGTAGATATAACCAACAAAGACAGTCTTGGTACTAGAACTTTATTAGCAGGAGCAGGTGTAAATAGCCTTTCTGTTAGTGGTTCAGGAGTATTCACAGATTCAGCAGCAGAAGTTGCAGTTAGAACTGCTTTTGCAGCACAACAAAATACATCAGATGGCTCAGCAGCACAAACAGCAGCTTTTGAAAGTTTCCAATTTATAATACCAAACTTAGGTACTTATACTGGTGCTTTTCAAATTACATCTTTAGAGTATGCTGGTGAATATAATGGTGAAGCAACATATTCAATGTCTTTTGAATCAGCAGGATATATAACATTCGCAGCAGCATAAGGAGTAACTTATGGCTTGGGAAAAAGTAGTAGTTAGAATTAACAACCAAGATATTACTGGTATGTTTGATGGCGAACAATTAGATATTCCTGTTTGCGATATTAAAGATACAATCAAAGTGAATGGTAAAATCATGCAGGTTATGTCTTCATCAATTGATACAAGAGATAATATATTAAAAATAAAACTTGCAAAGGCAAGTCAACCGAAAGGAGAAAAGTCAGATGGCGAATCCATTAAAGGGTGAAGTATTAATAACCCTTAATAAAGAAACTTATAAATGCAGACTTACAATTGATGCATTAGTAAAAATAGAAGATGAACTTGATAAAGGCATTTTAGAATTAGCTACTGCCATTGCTGAAGCTAAAGTGCGTATCAGAACTCTCATTGTTGTTATGAGATATGCCTTAAGAGGTGGTGGTAATGATTTTGATGATAAAAAAGTCGGTGAGATCATATCAAGCGTAGGCATAGTAGTAGCATCAACCGAAGTGGCTAAACTCTTAGTTGCAACATTAACCGATAATGACTCAGATGAGGAAGAAGATAAAAAAAAAGTAGTAGCGTGAACTCTGTAAGCATCAACTGGGCAGATTATGTAAAAATTTGTATTGGTATGATGAACATGAGACCTAATGACTTTTGGAATTTATCTCCTCGTGAAATGTATTTAGCTATATCAGGTTTTAAAACTTTTCATGCAAGTGGTGAACAAGAACAAGCTATGAGTAAAGATAGGTTAGAAGAAATGATGGAGTTATATCCTGATGGCTAATGATATTGATAATCTAGTAATTCGTATTAAAGCTGATACTAAACAGCTACAAAAAGAATTAAAACAAATAGAGGGTAAAATTAAAGTTACTGGTGCAGCAGGTGGTGCAGCATTCGGTACTATGGCAGGTAGTTTATCTAAAATTAAAGGACCAGCATTAGCAGCAGCAGCAGCTATAGCAGCAATAGTTTTGCCAATGAAAGTTATAGCAGGTGTGGGTTCAGGGTTTGAGGATTTAAAAGACTCGTTAGACCAAGTATTTGGAAGCATGGAAGCAGGTGATGCAGCTATGCAAAAAGTATTCCAATTTGCACAAACAACTCCATTTCAAATAGAAGATGCAACAAAAGCATTCATACAATTAAAATCAGCAGGTATTGAGCCAAGCATGGATATGCTACAGACATTTGCTGATACAGCATCAACATCTATTGACCAACTTGGTGCATTTGAAGCATTAATTAGAATAGTACAGAGATCAGCAGCAGGTGGTATGGGTCTTGAAGAAATAAATCAGTTAGATGATAGAGGTATACCAGCAACAAAAATTTTGACTGAGGCATTAGGAAAAAGTAGAGAAGAGCTTTCAGAGTTTGGAAAAACTGCTGAAGGTGCAGCAGAGATGGTGCAATTATTAATTTCAGGTCTTGAAACTAGATTTGGTGGTGCAATGGAAAACAAGATGGATAACTTGTCAACCAAAACATCTAACATGGTTATTGCATTTAAACAGTTGGCTGATGAAGTTTTTAAAAGTGGTCTTGGTGATTTCTTAAAAAATATGGCTGATAGTCTTACTAAAACGGCTAATGCTATTGCTAAAGCTGTAAGAGCTAGTAATAATCGTGCAACTTTAGAAGACCTTGGAGTTGATGAAAGCAAAAGTCCAAAAGAACAACTAGAAGAAACAACAAGACTAAGAAAAGCAGCATTATTAGAAGTTGAAAGGACTAACAGACTGACAGCAAACCCTAATGACCAAACTGGTATGAGCCAACTAAATGTAGATAATCTGAGAAGAAGAGCTGGTGAAGACTATGTGAAGCTTGTAGCACATGAATTAAAATTAAAAAAAGATATTTTACTTGCATCTAAACAAATTAAAGAAACTGTTGTAGATACTACAAAACCAACACAGGATAA